GCCCGCACCTTGGGCGAGAGCACGGCGAACGACCGGAAGGTGCCGTTGAGGACTAGCGCCCCAAAGCGAAGGAGCGCCACGGTTGTCATGGCGGTGCCCCAGGCGGTTTCAGAGGCGAGCCGCGCCATGACGAGGAAGGCCGTCGGGATCTCGGCGAAGAGATGGTTCTCGGGGAGCAGCGACAGCCCCCAGCCGAGCAGCATGAAGGTCAGCAGCCACTCCCACATGCGCTTGGCGGCGTGGTCGACGACACCAGAAACGATCCTGGCGACGATCATGGCGTCTGCCCCCTGCAGATCACCGCGCCATTGCTGAGGCGCTTGAGTTCTGGTGCTTCGAGCTGCTGGCCCGGCTCGCCGGCGGTCTTGTCGATGAAGTCGGCGACGGTCTTGCGCTGTTCGGCGGTCCACTGCGTCGGCGTCGGGCAGGCTGGAGCGATGTCCTTCTGGATCGCCTGTTTCCGGGCCGGCGCGGCTTTGCCGGCGGCGGAGACGTCGAGGCCGGCGCCGACCTTACTCTTGTCCGCGCAGCCACTCAGCGACGTCATGAGCAGTGCTGACGCGAGCATTGTTCCGAGCCTGCGCATCGGAGGTCTCCTGAATGACCGCTTTGGTTTCGTCGGACTGGGCTGTTGTCGCCTTGTCAGTCGCGGCTTGCACATCCAGCTTCTTGTTGATCCAGCCCAGCAGGATTTCCCCGAGCACCGAGATAACGGCGCTCAGGATGGCCGTGAGGGTGCCCATTGGATCACTGGGCCGGGGCGGTGGCGGTGGGCACGGGCAGGCCGGCCGCAGCCAGGCGCGCGATAATCATAGACTGGAGCTTCATCACGCCATCGTCGCCCTTGAGGCCGAAATACTGCAGCGCGTCGGGAGCATGCTGCGTGGCATAGGCTAGCACGTTCGCCACTGCTGCGTTATGCACATCGATCGTCATAGGCCCGGTCGGCATGAAGCCCTGGGCATAGGCGACGCCCTTTTCGAGCACGTTGTTGACGGTGTTGCGCATCAACTCCTGCTGCTTGAGGTCCGTCACCTTGAATTGTTTCGCGACCAAGCCGCTGATCAGGATGCCGAGAACAGGGATGAGGATTGTACTGACGATCTGGATCGCCAGCGTCAGGAGGCTCGAATAGTCCCAGGCCGTCGGCGAGGCGGTTGCCGCGGCCTGGGCGAGCGCGGCGACGGGCGCGAGGAGAATGGCGAGCGCAATCAGCGCCGCAAGTCGGATGCGGGTGAACATGGAAAGATCCTGTGCGGAGAAATCTCGGCAGCCGGCCGAGTGCGGAACTATGCCGCCGCCTTGAGCGGAACGGGTCGATTGTCGTTGACAGCCTGGCGCGCCATCAGCAGGGCCATCATGCGCACCTGGTAAACGCGGCTTGCCCAGCCTTTGCCGAAGAACTGCCAGGTCTTGAGGCGATGCATGAACGACAGGCGGCCGTCGCAGATTTTGTTGATGATATCCGCCGCCGGCCTGGCGCGAACCGCGGCAAGCGAGACCATGCCGAAGTGCCCGTCGGCCTTCACGCCAGCCGCCGCCTGCAGCGCCGGGATAGCCTTTCCGGGCCCGGAATTGACGCCATAGTCGAGCGTGACGAGGTCGACCCCAGCCGGCAGCTCATCGAAATGCACGGCATCCGCATATTGGCGCCGGTAGATTTCGAGCAGATCGGCATTCCTGATATAGCGGACGGAGCCGATCGGCCGGCCTTTGCCACGAAGGAAGGCGGAATAGACGCGCTGCGTGACCCCTTCCATCGTGGCGCCCCCGGGGTCCTTCGGATTATTGGTCCAGCCACCCTCAAAGCGCAGGACAAGCGCCAGCGCGCGGGCGAAATTGGCCAGCATGGATCACCTATCGATTGAAGGAGGTCGTGATGGCGCCGGCCGAGCGCGGCCGGGCCGTCCCGTTGAAGGAGAGCATGGGGACCTCAGTTTTGGAGGATCAGGCCGCGCAACGTCAGTGAAGGATGCCGATGTTGTTGGTGATGGCGGGCGCCATCAACGCGTGCCCGTAGCGGGTCGGATGAAAGCCGGTGGAGTCGCAGATCACCTGACAGGTCACGCCCGTCACGGTCCACAAGCCACTATCGCGCGAACTCTCACCCAGGTCCGCAGTCTCGAAATACCCCGAGAAGGGCGTGGGCGTGCCTCGGATCCAGTTGTTCACCGCGACCCGAACACCGTTGTTAGTGTTCGTCGTTTGGTTGACAAGCGTTGCGAAACCATCGGTTGAGGTCGATACCGGCGGGGCGGTCAGGAGGTAGACGCCCTTCACCGTGCCGAGCGAAGCAAGGTCGGTGCCGATCTTGACAAGGTTCGCCTCGATCGTTGCCGCCGAGGATGAGCCGATGTCGTTGATCATCAGCTCGACCAGCACGTCGCGGCAACCGACAGCCTGGATAAACGCTAAGCGGTCATAGTCGCGCGTGATCCATGCAGCCACGGTGTCGGAAGAGCGAGAGACCGAAACCCAGGGGATGCCAGCGGCATCAAGCCCACGTTCGATGTAGCCCTTGCCGCCGAAATTATCGCCATAGTCAAAGCCGCCGGCTTCGAAGGGAGTGATGGTTGCACCGCTCCCAGTCGTGCCGCCGCCGGTTAGCGTTTGCGCGCCACTCGGCATGACGATGCCGCTCGCAGCAATGGAATAATCACCCGCATCGATCATAGCCGTCGAGGTGACCGCGCCGCCGGAGACGCCGGTGATGATGGCCTGAGCCGAGAGGTAGACGAAATTGCCCGAACCACCGGCATTGGAAAGGGTAGTGACCTTGCCGATGTCGGAGGCGACGTAGCTCGAGCCTCCCGATGTGACGCCGGTTCCGACATACAGCGCATGCCCCGTAGCGCCAGCCGCGCGGCTATCGCCGGCGACGCAGACAGTCGGACGATTGTCGTTGGGGATGCCAATCGCGGCGCCGATCATATAAGGCGAGAAAGATCCCTGTGGCGGCGAGAGATTGCCGCCAGTCAGAGAGGCATCGGTCTCGGTCGCAGCCTGTGCCCAATATTCGCCGAGCCAGTAATTGCCTGTGCGTCCGATAGCGTATTGCTGCGATCCGGTCTGCGCGATCCAAAAATCAACTGCAATCCAACAGGCACTGGTGCAAGAAACCGGAATGACGTCTGTCTTGTAGACAGGCTGTGTGACAGTCGAGCCGCTTGGTGAAGTCGCGGTTGGAACGGTGCAAATGCGGCCGCCGTTGCAGGTCACGGCGACGATGCGGCTTACCGCCAGCGATGTCCAATTGGCATTCGAAGCCGACGGCATCGAATTGGTGTTGCCGGCGGCCGCCGTATACTGCGCACCGGCCCAATTGACGGTATCGCCGATGCTGTAAGTCGTCGTGGAGAGCCAAGGCTTGGCGACCGAGATCTCGACGCCGAGATTGATCGGCACCGGCGCCGTAAGATCGACCTCGGCCGGCGAGCTACTGACATAGAAGCCCGTCAAGACGAGCTGCAGAGACTTGAAGCCGTTCGGGCAATAGAGAACGCGCCGGCCGCGCGACTGCGGTGTCGTGCCGCCTGTGTTGGTGAGGTTGCCGTTGCCGTTGATGCCGGTGTTGTTGCAGACCGGCACGAACTGCTGCGCCGCATACCCTAGATTCGCCCGCGGCGCGTTGCCGTAGGCATCCACCGGCGTTCCGGGCGGCAGCGACGAACCGGCGAGAACCGGCGTAACGAAGGCGAGCGCTAGCAGCGCGCCGGCGGCACGTTTCAGGAAAGTCATGTCGGGAAAGCTCCGCTGCGATCAGTCTTCGAAGGCGGTGATCTGGGGCGTCGTGCTCGGCGGCCCATAGATCTGAAGCCGCCCCTTGAAGGTGGTGGAGGACCAGGATCCGCCTTGCGAGCCGACACCGGAGCCGCCTGCGAGCGGGATGATCGAGGCATTCGTCGGTAGTTGACCGTTCGCGGCAGCGCCATCATCCCGCAGCAAGACGATCTGGGCACCCGACGTGTTCTCTACATCGATATACTGCCGCAATGGATTGGCGGCGATCGTCTTGACCAGGTGGTAATTGTTGTAGGGCGCAACGTTGCCGAAATCGGCACCGACACTCGGAATCGTGGGCGCGTTGATGCTCCGGTCGATGCCGGTAGAACCGCCGGCGACCGGGTTGCCGTTCTGGTCGACCTGCAACGAAGGCTGTACCGGCAGGAAGATGCCACCCGGCGAAAGGTAGGATGTCATTGTCGGAGCGTCCTATTCAGGAATGACGCGACCCCAGAACGTCCCGGACATGCCGAGCGCGCGGGCGGAGGCGGGGTTGATGTCAGAGATCTCAGGCGAACTCGAAGACCAGGATGAAGCCGTCGCCGCCGTTGCCGCCGGTAACTGAGCCGACCCCCTGGTTGTCGCCGGCACCGCCACCGCCGCCCTTCGTGCCGTTGAAGCCGTTGCCGGTTCCGGCATTGTTGAGATAGGCGATGCCCTGCCCGGAACCGCCCCAGAACGAAGCACCACCGTTGCCGCCGCAGTCCCGGTTTCCGTTCTCGCCGGGGTTACCGGTCAACAGCACGTCGCCAGAGGTGCCAGTACCCGGCCGGCCACCGAACATCTGCACGGCGGAGGTGTTGCCCTGGCCGCCCTGTCCAGCGGTTGCAGCCGCATAGGTGCCGAAGGAAGTCGGCCCGGATCCAGCCTGCCCATCGATCGAGGCGTTGCCAGAGACATAGCCGCCCTTGCCGCCAGTTCCGATGGTGCAGGCGACAGAGGAGATTGCACTGACATCGACGAAGGCGATCGCTGTGCCCCCGGAGCCGCCACCAGCACCGACTTCACCGTCACCGCCAGTACCGCCGCCACCACCGCCGCCAGGGCCGGTCGCAAAGACGAGCGCCTTCTTCGTGTTGGCGCCACGGGTCCACGTGCCGCTTGAGGTAACCGGGGTGATGCGCAGAAGAGAGCCGGGCAGGGCGGCCGTGATGACCGTCAGAAGCTCGGACTTGGTCAGGACGCGGTGATGACCATCGGCTTGGTTGTAGTAGCCAAAGAGGTCGCCGGTCCCGACAGTCGGGTTGTCGGTGAGGCTTGGAAAGTTCAGCGATACTGCGCCGCCGCCAGCAACATTGATGCCCTCGCCGCTGGACGCAGAGAGGGAACCAACCGCCGTCGTCGAGACGCCGTTGACGAGACGGTACGAGGTGCCATCCCAAGATAGGTGCCCCAGATAGCTGGCCGGGAAGCCTCCGCTGGGGATCGCCGTTCCGTCGGCCTCCAGAAGAGCAAACGTTCCGACGCCATTCACCGTGACCGTCATGCCTGTCGTGTTGGGACTGGCGATCTTCTTGACGAAGATGTGCTGTGGCGGCGTGCTGGGCTGGGGAGACAGCGTGACGCCGATCGCGTTCGCCGTGCCGGTATCTGTGGCAAACAGATAGGTTCCGGCCTGAACCCAAGTCGGGACGTTGGGCAACTTCACGCTGATGAACGGAGCGCTAGTGAGCTGCGCGATCTGCCCAGAGGTCAGAGCAGTGGCGCCATTGGCGACCGTCACAGCATAGAGCCCGACCCAGCCGGCATCCGGGCTGGGCGTGACCTGCGACCCTGCAGTTGCCGCGACGCCGGCCTTGGCCTGCAGCGCCACCACGCATTGCCGTACAGTGGGCTGCGCTGTTCCTGACCCGGCCGGCCCCGAAAATGGCACCGTGGGCTGTGCAGAATTGAAATAGGGCAGAACCGTCGAGCCGGTATCGCTCTCCTGCAGCTGCGCCTGGATCAGATAATTGACAGCCTGACCGGAGGTGCCGGGCGGCGTCAGCGTAAGCGACGTCGTGGCGAAGATGATGCCTTGCTTGATGATGTTGTCGACCAGATCGACCGGCAGCGAGCCGTAGGCCGTCGCATCCACGTTCGCGAGTTGATAGATCGAACCCGCCCCAACCTGAACAGCCAGTGAGGCTGGCACGGTCGGCACGCAGGCCAAGCCATCGACGACGGTTGACGTGCCGAGAATGGCCTCGAGTCCGACGCCTTGAGCCACCATCTTGGCGCGCTCAGCCTTCAGGATGACATCGGCCGTCGGTTGCTGCCCCGCATAGACGATCTGGCGGTCCAAGGCATTTCTCCAAAGAAAAAGCCGCCCGGAGGCGGCTCAAAGCAGGAAGGGATGGTGTTGGAGCGGCTAAACGATCGAGCCGCAGAGGATGATGGCGAAGCCCCAGAGAACCCCGGTCAGAAGCTCGGCGTAGCCAATGCCGCCATTGGGAGGGATGCGCCAGCCAAGTTCGTAAGCTCCTGTCTGCAGGGGTGCGAACGCCAGCATGATCGGGAAGACGACCGAGAGCGGTATCAGCATCACGAAATTGCGCAGGGTGAAGGCGACGTAATCGTTCGTCCCCGCGATGCCCTCGATGAGGCTTGCGAACACGCTGATCGGCCGGCCGCCGGCATCACGTGGCCAACGGCCGAGCGAGAACCAGCGCCCCCATTCCGCCGAACCCCAAATCAAATAGCCAAGGCCGAAGGCGAGAGCATAAGGCCATGGCATGATCAAGAGCGCGAGAAGCCCGATGAAGGGCCAAACCCAGTAGAGGGGGCGGCCAGGAACCTTGTCGATCAGCCAGGAGATGCGAAACAGGCCACCACCGCCGCGGATATGGTTCAGCGCTGCAGCGCAGAGCAGGATCAGAGCGAAGGTCATGGGCTGGGCCAATGGCTGTTGGCGGCGAAATCGGCTGGAATCGACGGCGCGTCTTTCAATGTCCAGGACGCCTCGTAGATTGCGGTGACCCGGGCGAATGCCTGCTGGGCGACAGCGATCATCGCGGCTGGAGAGAGCGTGTGCATGCCGTTCGCCCGGTCGCGGAATGTGAAGTTGCCGGCGCCCGGCAGGCTTGCTGCCACAGCGAGGCCAGTCAGGTTCCGTTGGCCGCGCGCGTCAATGTCGACGGTGAAGGCTTCGCCATTGACAGTAACGCTCGCCCCAAGCGTAAAACGCCGGTCGCGCTCTGCGTCGACGTCGTCCCCCGCAGGCGGCGGCCTGAGATAGGCGATGATTTCCGCACTGTTGTCCGCGATGAACTCTTCCGCATAGCCGGGCTGCAAGGCGGCATAGAGACCGCAGACCACTCCGGCCTGATTGCGCTGCACGAACGGCATCAGGTGCGCTCCTCTTGCTGGGGAGCGGCTTCTGATTGACGATCGAATTCGATCTCAGTGACCGGTTCGTCGAGCATGCATTCACCATCACGGCATGTGGCCCAATGCACGACACCGTCCTTGCCGACAAACGAGCGGCGCTCGACACCTGCCTCGATCTCAATGATGTCCAGATACGGCATCAGGTCCTCCCTCTCGTGTCGATCCAGCCGCGGGTGATGATGCCGAGATGATCGGCGGCGCCAGACACGGAGAGGCGACTTCTGACCTGGCCAGACGTGTTCGTGCGAACGGCACCATGGCTGAAGGCCCAGATCGAGGCGCCGACGCCATTGGCATTGACCGTGTTGATGCTGCCAAGGGCCGCGGTCGTGCCGGTCTGGGGTGCCTGATCCGAGATATCGAGCGCCGAGACATTCGCGCCGATGCCCTGCGTCGAACCGTTGTACACGCCGACATTCAAGAGAGCCGTGACCTTCACGCCCGTCGGCACGCTCAGGGTACGGGTGACCGCCGAGGTTCCGGGGTTCGTCGCATCGACATCGACCACGGCGGCATCCCAGAGGAACTCGTCTCCATTCTGGGAGAACAGCACGATTTGCGACGAGCCGTCCGTCTTGAACGAACCGAGGCGGCGCCTGGACGTGTAGCTGCCCGGCATCGTCGGCGCAGTCGCTGACAGCGAATAGAGGACATCGATACTGCCCGTCCCGATGCCGATCAGGTGGACATGGTACCAAGTGTTCGCGGCGACGGAGCCCGTGTCAAGACCGCCATTGTTGTTGCCGGCGACCCAAGACGAAAGCGACTTCGTCATCGCCGAGGCAAGCGTCATATTGACGGCAGTCCCGCCGTCCTCATTGCGGCAGGCACCGGAAGCAACGGTGAAGGTCGTCACCGACGCCCTGGACAGCGTCAGGCCGTACAGAGCGCCACTCGCCCAGGTCGCGCTTATCCCGGTGAGCAGCGAACCATCGACAGCCGGCAACTGGGCCGAGCTATTCAGGCGGATAGCTTGCCCGGCGGCGGTGCCATAGGATGCGACCTCGACGCCATAGAATTTGCTGACGCCATCGCAGACCAGATAGAGCTCGCCGCGGGCCGACGTGATCGATGAGGCGCCAACGATCGTGTCAGTTCCGGGCGTCGGATTAACGACAGCGGTGATGGAGACGGACGGCGACGCGTTTCCGGAGCCGTCTTGCAGGCAGATGACCTGCCCTGGATTGTAGGCCGTGGCGGCGAGCAGCGTCGCCGTGCGCGAGGCGGACAGCGAGGTCCAGGTATAGTTGACCTTGCCCGCAGCAAGCGTCGCGTTGGCATTCGCGACCGCGTTCCAATTCTCGATATTGAGCGCAACCCGCTGGACATTGACCGACGATGCGGTGACGAGCGCTCGCCCCACCGAGGTCGAGTCCGTCAGGTCGGTCGAAGCAATCGTGACGACGCCGGTGCGCCCGGCGACGGAAAGCACCTCGCTCGGGATGCCGTCGATCTTGTCCCAGGTCGTGCCGTTGAAGGCGATGAGGTCGCCGACATTCCATTGCGAGATGGTATCGATTGTCGTCGAGCCGGCAACGCTGACCTTGTAGAAGTAGCCCTTCGTGCCGGTACCGCTGACCAGCGTCGGCGAGTTGGTGTTGGCGTTCCATGTGCCCTGGTAGCTCATGGCGCCAGCGACAGCCGCCGGCAGCAGCGACAGCGGGATCTTGGCGGAGCCGTCGAGTTGGGGCACGCCGTTGGCCGCGTTGATGCCGCCAGTGGGCAGTCCGAGAACGGTCAGGGCGGCCGACGCATTCGCGGCCAGCACGATCGTCGCGCCATAACTCGACACGGCTCCGGCATCGAACTTTGCCGCGAAGGCAGCATTCAAGGCCGGGGCCGTGACAATCTGGCCGGCTGTCCAGGTCATTGAGCGATCCGCTTATGCGAGTGGAGTTGTGTCAAGGTAGAAGTCGATATCGAGACGGCCGCCGATGATCGGTGGCGGTCCGATCGCAACCCAGGTCGTGACGCCTGCGGCGCGCGTTGCCTCGACCGTGTCGTAGATGTCCTGGTTCGTGACGGCGCCACTCACAAGGCTCAGATCTGCCAGGAAGAAGTAGCCCTGTCCCCAGCCGCTATAGGAGCTATCGAGGCCCGACAGGTTCGGAATGCCGGCGCCGACTGGCTCCACGGCGTCGATGAACATCGTGTAGGGGTATGCCGCCGAGCCCCAATAGCCAGCCGCATCGAGGGCGAACCCGAATGTGCCCCAGCCGCCGGTATCCTGCGGATTGAAGGCCTCGAAGATCCGAACCGGGTTGCCGGTCAAGTCCGCCACGGCCTGCTGGACACCGTGCCGCGTGACACGCTCGCGCAGCACCTCAGCCTTGATCGTCGCCCGCAGGGAGTCGTCGGTCTGGGACGGCTTGCGGCGCACCCGAAGACCGAAGAAATCGAAGGCCGCCAGGTCGAGAAACCCGTCGCTGGCGGTATGAACCCTGGTCTGCAGACGAACATAGGCGATGAGGCCGTAGAGCCAGGAAAGCACCGTCGCCGGGGCCGTCAGCAGCCCGTCGAGAATCGGCGATGTGTCCGGGAACCAGCGAAGGGGCAGAAGCGCCTTGAGCCTGGCGAGGACGTCGCTCCTATCTCCCGTAGCCATCAGGAGACCACCAAGCTATCGATCTTCACGACGTTCTGCAGGGTCGCGATGATATCCGCCGAGGCGTTGTTCATCGACATGCTGGTGATCGCAGCGACCCCGGGCGACGCTCCGTAAATGACCTGCGCCAGCTGCAGGAAATACAGCGACTGTCCAAGCGGCAGCGTGTTGACGAAGGACGTCACGGCAGCAGCCACGATGGCAACCACGCTGTTGTGGTCGTAGCCGGGCTTGGTCGAGAGGACGATCGCGATGTCGGCTGTCAGGACGATCGGAGCGAAGACGCCCCACATGATGCCACCGGCCCGGGTTGCGCCGACAGCGGCGGCGGCCGTGGTCAGGATGGAGTTTGGCGGCGCGCCGGTCCCATCGTCGACGGTTACGGTGAGATATCCCGGATTCGCGGACCCGTCGAAATTCACGTTCTCCAGGACCGTGCACTGCAAGCCGAGTTGTAGGCTGCTCACGGCATATTCGATCGCCGCAACCGTGCCTTTGGACAGGGAGGCGATGAAGAGGACAAAGCGGGCGCGCAATGCAGCATCGCCCTCGGCATCGCTGCCGCCGGTGAAGGGATTGGCATTCGAGACATAGTCGACGCCGACGATCGCGGTCGTCATCGTGTTGACGGCGCCTGCCACCACATTGCCGGAAACCGAACCAGTCACGGCCTGAACCGGCACCGTCACGCTGGAGACATTGGCCGGCAGCAAGTAGCCATTCTGCGAGCTCGACCAGGCCGAGTTCGTGGCATCAAGCACGACTTGGAAGGTCTGCGTGCCGTCGGCGGTCTGCACCTGCGCGCCGAGCGGGATCAGCGCCGAGTTCGTCGGCACATAGCGCGAGAAGGTGACCGACCCGGCCGCCAGCGTCGCGGCGAGGCGCGTGACGCCCCAGTCGTTCACCCAAGTGTCGACGTCGGTCCCAGTTGATGTGGCGAGCCGGGTGAGCGCCAGCACCTGCAGAACGAGGCCCTGCAGCCAAAGGCCGAGCGCGGCGACCGATTCTGAGACCGCCCGCAGGATCGAGCCGACCGAGAAATCGACGAGCGCCTTTGCCTTCGTCTGAACAGCCGCCGCCTGATCCTGCACCAATTGGGTGAAGGATTTCACGTTCAGGGATGCCATTGCTGCTCTCAGGCCGTAGCGTCGAAGGAAAGGCTGGTCTGCTGGCCCGTGATGGCCGAGGCGTAGAGGATCGAGACTGAGACGCCGTTGAGGATCGGCGTCACCGTAATCTCAGCGGCGGGGGTGCGCGCCACCGTGGCCTCGAGGGCGATCTGGTTGCGGATCACGCCGCGGATCAGACCGATGTCGAGGGTACCGCCGATGCGCTGCGGGATGCCGGCTCCATAATTGAGGTGCCAGATATAGCCTCGCACAGCCGTCATCAGCCGGCGAATGATCCGCTCCGTCGTTAGGTCATCGCCATCGACCAAGGCGATATCGCCCGTCGGCCCGACCGTGAGGTCGTTCCCCCAGAGGTGGTCGCAATCGGGCATGACTTAGACCGGCGGTCCGGACTGGTCGCCGCCGTGGACGACCTGGGTGTGGAGATGCGTCGAGCCGACGTCGTGGCTGTTGTGTTGGAAGACGCCGCCCGAAGCCTTCACATCGCCGGTCACCTGCAGGTTACCCGTCAGTTTCAGGTTGCCTGCGGTGATGTTGATGTCGCCAGAGCCGGAGATCGACAGGTTGCCGTCCTTCCCGAATTTGAGCGTGTAGTTGCTGGCGACGATGACAACCTCGCCGGACTGGGCTTCGGGAGGGCGCTCATTGTCGGAATGGAGCCGCCCAAGATGCACAGGGCTTTCGATGTCGCCGCCGATGTGCCCGATTATGACCTGGTCGCCGATTGCAGGCCCGGCAACGATGCCGATGCCAGATCCGGCATGCACGGTCTGAACCGGCATCCAGCCAGTCTCGACCCCGTCCGGTTGCATCTTCACCTTCATACGGTGCGTCTTCGAATCGTAGCTGGTGACCGTCGCCGCCTTGATGCCGGGATGCTTGGCGAGCGCACGCTCGAACTCCCGATGGATGACGTCGCTCAGGTCGGCCATTACGACTTGCCCCGCTTCTTCGATTTGGCTTTCGACGAGATCGTCATCCGATAGCCCTCGGACACACTGATCCGGTGCTCGACGCTCTGGACCTCGTATTGCTGGTCGAACGCCGTGCCGGTGCCGCTGAGTTGCAGCATGTGGCGAGCATTCATGGTCTCATCGCCGGGCATGTCCACGGTGACGTCGAACTCATGCTTGGTGACCTTGTCCTTGTGCGCCTTGGCCCGCTTCTGGGCCTGGTCCTGGCTCAGGTTCGACGGGTGAAGGTGGTATTCGAGGGGATCGCCGACGCCCGGCTCCTCCTCAGTCGCCTCGAAGAGCTTCTTGTCCTTGTGGTTCCATGAGTGGACATGGCACTTGACGGGGCGCCCCAGAACGCAGTTGCGCTCGACCGAGAGCTTGACGAAGTTGCCTGTCGCATAGGCTTCGCCCGTCGGCGGTGTGTACACCACGGCGAAGGTTGGCAGCTGCTCGTCAGGCTTTTTGAAGTAGGCTTTGCCGCCCGTCGCATAGGCGATCATGTCGTGCTTGTCAGCGACGACCTGGATCGCATCCCAGATCGACATGCGATGCACTATCGAGGCAAAATCGATCTGCACCAACTTGCCGGCCTTGTCGGAGACCTGGTCGGCGTCGAGCGAGATCCCGCCGTCGCTGGCGAGGTCTTGCGCCACCTCGTGCGGCTTGCGGTTGATGTGCTTTTTCGTGACCTTCTTGTCGAGCAGCTTCGCCGCCTTGTCGCGGCCCTGGACCTTGAGTGTCCGCTCGGCAAAATCGATCGTGATGTGATCGACCTTGCCATCAAAGACCTTCGTGCCACCTGCGGCACCATCGCCCTGAATCATCACCTGCACGGCGATGTCATTGGCGGTTGACCACCAATTGGCGTCCATGCCGGCCGGGAGTGCCTCCAGCGCAGTGGTGGCGCTCGCGGTATCGCACTTGTGGTCTTTCGATTGCGAGACACGCAGATCAATGATCGGGATCGTCGAGCCCTGCACGATCAGGCTCGCCCGGGGCTGACGCGCCTGGCTCATCTCAAAGCCCGAGGACGCCGCCGTTGCCGGCCGCAGATGAAATCGGCGGAATCTTCAGCGCCATCGGCCCGGACAGGAAGGGGTCCCAAAGCCCGTTCAGCGAGGCGATCCGGTTCCACTGTGTTGCATCCGCCAGATAGGTCGCGGCGAGATCGAACAGATTGCCGCCGGCAACCTGCACGATGCGGAAGGTCACCGCCGTGGGGATGTTCGAAAGGGTGGACATCGGATCAGGCAGGGTTCAGGGCGAGATTGACAGCGACGCGGTCGACATAGGCCTTCGTGTCCAGGGCGACGCTCTCGCTCTGCACGGCGGAGACCTGGCCGATGAGCCAAGCCGCCATGCAGGGCGCGAAGGTGCCGCTGGCCGCCCCGGTACCGATGCCAATCTGTGCCTCTGCCGCCGACGCGAGACTGGAAAGCGCGGCAGAGGCGGATGCAGCCGAGGTCGAGACCGTGGCAAGCGTGGCCGACGATGCGCCAGCCAGCCCGTCGACGGCATCGACGGAAGTCTGCAGAGACGTCACC